AAAATATTAATTATAAGGTCAGGGATTTGTTTCTCTGGCCTTTTTTATGTATCTTTGCAAATTAAAAAGAAACATATAGGCATGCCAAAAAAAACTACATTAGCAGAATTTATAGAGAAAGCAAGAAAAGTTCATGGGGATAAATATGATTATTCCCAAATGGAATATAAGGGCAACCATACCAAAGCATGTATAGTGTGTCCCAAGCATGGTAAATTCTGGCAGACACCAAACAATCATTTGAGAGGTAAAGGTTGTTCAGAGTGTGCTCGTGAAACTTTATACGACAAAAGCCGACGAATGACTACGGAAAAGTTTATAGAGAAGGCAAGAGAAGTACATGGGAATGCATATGTTTATGATGAAGTGGACTATATCAATAATCACACGGATATCTGTATAATTTGTCCGACACACGGAAGATTCTGGCAAAGCCCCAAAAGCCACCTGAGAGGCGCAGGATGTCCAAAATGCCCCAAACCGAAAGCAAGGGAAAAACAAATTATAGAAACAAATAATTTTATCCAAAAAGCAAGGAAGATACATGGAGATGAATACATTTATGACAAAGTTGTCTATGTTTCTGCCAAAATGCCTGTCACTATAACTTGTAAGATACATGGGGATTTTCAGCAAACGCCTGATGCTCATTTAGCTGGTAAAGGTTGCATCATCTGTTCTGGAACAAAGAAAATGTCAACTGAGGAATTTATAGAAAAAGCCAAATCTGTTCATGGTGATAATTACATTTACACCAAAACCAATTATGTAAATAATAGAACCCCTGTCGTTATTACTTGCCCTAAACACGGAGATTTTGAACAATCACCAGGCCACCACTTGAGAGGTTGTGGCTGTCCTCATTGTGTCCACCATGTATCCAAGGACGAAATGGAAATCTACAATTTGATAGCAAGCCTTATTGATGATGAAAACATTATAAAGAATGATAGGGATTTGCTTGATGGTAGGGAAATTGACATTTTAATTCCATCACACAAACTTGCCATAGAATATAACGGCTTGTATTGGCACTCCGAAAATCAAGGCAAGGACAAGAACTATCACCTCCGTAAGACAGAGCTTGCCGAATCCAAGGGCTATCACCTGATTCAGATATTCGAGGATGAATGGCTTGAACATAAGGATATCATAGCCAATAAAATTAGGCACTTCCTTGGTAAGGATGGTGATAAGCCTGTTATTGGTGGTCGAAAATGCCTCATAAAAACAGTTTCTAAGACAGATGCACAGGCATTCCTTAATACTTACCATATTCGGGGTTTTGTTGGTTCTACGGTTTATTATGGAGCGTTTTATGGTGATAAATTGGTTGGTGTCATGACATTTAAGCAAGAGAAATCCAACGAGTGGAATCTGACTCGTTTTTCCACGGACGTAAATTACCGTTTGCCTGGGCTTGCAAACAAGATATTCAAGCAATTCCTCAAAGACTTTAATCCTGCGGAAGTTAAGACGTTCTTGGATAGGAGGTGGTCGCATGGGGATGTGAATGTCTATGATAAAATGGGATTTGTTCTTGAAGAAACACTTTCTCCAGATTATAGATATATTGTTGGTAATCAAAGATTGCATAAATTTGGTTTCCGAAAACAGATACTTCACAAGAAGTACGGTATGCCACTTGCAATGACCGAGAAGGAAATGACTAACCAATTAGGTTTTTATCGGATTTGGGATTGCGGACTGTATAAATATACATGGAAGCCTTAATACACTACTAAATCTTTGGATATTATATATTTACTAATATATTTTAGAAAAATGATAATATGCCAAATAGATTAACTACCACGTTTCAGGACCTGTCAAGAGTATTCTCAGGTAATTGGCAATCGCCAAGTGATATCATGAGCACACCTGCCACACCTGCGCCTGATGATGTGGTATATACAGCCAAGAATCCCGAAGATTTTGCCCAGAAAAAACTTGAACTTCAACAGAACAAGTATCTCCAAAACAGATGGACGAGGGTAAACCAGAACCTCACCATGTCTGCTTTTGCTGGTTTGAGTAACCTCAAACTTATGTATAGGGATTGTGACCTTATGGATAGCTATCCTGAAATTGGTGCTGCTTTGGATATTTTGTCAGAAGAATCAACATTGCCTAACCCTACTGATGGTATGATTGTTAATGTATCATCATCTTCCGACCGTATCAAGTCTGTACTTGAAGACCTGTTTGTTAATAGACTTAACATGCAGATTACAGGTCAGATGGTAATGAGAGGTATGGTGAAATATGGTAATGAATTCATGCTTCTTGATATTGACCGCAAGCTTGGTGTTAAAGGTTGGAGAAGACTGCCCGTTGCGGAGGTTGAGAGACATGAGAACGGAATTGTTAATCCTTATGGTAGTCCTGCTACTGCTGCCGACACACAGAATACGGATAATTCTACCAAATTTTTCTGGACAAATGAGTTGACTCAAGGTAGTACGATACCATTTAAGAATTGGCAAATAGCTCATTTCAGACTACTCCATAATTCAATGTTCCTACCATATGGTGTAAGCGCACTTATGGCTGCACGTAGACATTTCCGTATGTTGGCACTTATGGAGGATATGATGCTCATATATAGGCTTGAAAGGTCTATGGAGAGAAGGGTCTATAAAATCAATGTAGGTGCTATTGACGATGAGGATATTCCTGCATTCGTTGAAAAGGTTTCAAATGAATTAAAGAGAACACCAATCGTCGACCCTCTGACTGGCCAACTTGACCTACGTAAGAATATCTTACCTGTGTGGAAGAAAACACCAATACCTCTTACTGATGGTAGGGTCATTACAATCGAAGAGCTTGCCAAAGAATACGAAGAGGGCAAAAAGAATAAGGTTTACTCTGTACAAAAAAGCACTAATAATGTTGTAGAAGGTAACGTCGTATGGTGTGGAAAGACTGGCCATCCAGACAAATTATATAAGGTAGAATTCTATAATGGTACTTACATGGTACTCGCTGGTGAACATGAAGTTATGCTTATCACGGGTAAGATGAAAAGGGCAGACCAATTGAAACCAGGTGAGGATGTAATGCCATTCTCTTTGAAGAGAAAATCTAATACACATAATTTCCTTACAAGAGAAGACTACTATGTAGTCAAAAAGGTCGAGACTATTGACGGTGATGACGTATACTGTATGACCGTTGAAGGTGATGATAGGAAGACCAAGGATGACAGACATAATTTCGCTCTCCTTACATTTGACAGAGATGATAAGGTGAATGAGAATGGCGGTGTCTTCGTTAGTAACTGTGCAAGTGACGATATTTTCATCCCTGTGCGTGACCCTAATACGCCTACGCCTATAGAAACACTTGCTGGTGCAAAGAATCTTGATGCTATTGATGATATCAAGTATATTCAGAAGAAGGTATGTGCTGCCCTTAGAATCCCACAGTCATTCCTCAACTTCGAGGAACAGAAGGGTGAAGGTCATAATCTTGCCCTTATGGATGTCAGATTCGCAAGAAGCATCTGTAAGTACCAACAGGCATTCTTGATGGAGTTGACCAAAATAGCCACCATTCACCTTTATTTGTTAGGCTTTAGGGATGACCTTACCAACTTTACCCTGACAATGAATAACCCTTCTACCCAGGCAGAACAGCTTGAACTTGAAAACAGTCAGAAGAAAATAAGTGCTGTTAGGGATGCGGTTTCAGACCCAGGTGGTGGCATTCCTGTTATGTCAATGACGAGGGCATTAAAGACAATCCTGAAATGGTCAGATAAGGAAATAAAGGAGAACTTTGAGGAAATAAGGCTTGAGAAGGCCCTTGCTGCTGAATATGAAAAGACAGCACAAATCATCAAGAGAACAGGTATCTTTGATACGGTTGACAGAATCTATGGTGAGCCAGGTGCCCAATACCAAGAAGAACAGCCTGGTCAAGACCAAGGCGGTATGGGTGGAGGCCCTGCTGGTGGAGGCGGTGGAGGCTTCGGTAGTGGCATAGATGACTTAGGTGCCCCAGGTTCCGAAGATACTGATGTAATGGGCCAGGAAGGTGTTGAGCCAACAGTCGACATGGGTGGAGGTGCACCCGAAGGTGGTGCTGGACAACCGCAAACACAGCCAATGGAATCAAGGATTTCAAGAAAGCCAATTCTGAATGAAACCCTGCAAAGGCAAGCTACACAGAAAGTCCTTAATAGACTCATGGAAGCAATAACCGAAAAAACCAAGCCTCAACAGAAAAGAGTTGATGTCTATGACAAGGCATTGATGATTAACGAGGAGTTTAATACGGTTATGGGTGAACTTGGAAAATTCGTAAAAAATGACGAAGACAAGACGGAAATCCTTTAGGGATAAAAGAAAAACAGCAAGGAATTAACCTTGCTGTTTTTTGTATTCTGTTACATGTTCTTTGATATATTCATTATACCTCATCAACTTGTCATAAGGCAGAGAACCCTTCCAATCTCTTATGTCGGCATATTCTGCTGCCTTTCTGAATAATTCATCCATTATTTTAGGAGTTCTTTTATCTTATCACACTTCTCGTTGATTGAATCCTTTTCTTTCTTGGTCTCGTCTGATTCAACATATTGCTGTAAATCCTCCTTGTTGCCAATGTAGCTTCCTGGTGTTGACGGAGTGGCAACAACATCCCAGCATATAATCTCAAAGTCATCCTGTACGATTACCTTACCAAATTGCTGCTTGACACTACCAACACCCCTTGAGGATACGCCAATCTTATAGCCGTTCATAATAAGGTTTACACAAGTGTCACCAAGTGAGCTACAAATACCATGTCTCCTGAAACCTTCAGTAAGATTAAACTCTATCTTACCCATGAGGGTCTTTCCTTCCCAATGCATCTCGACTATATTGTGGGAGATTCTACCAAGGTCAATCGTTGAAGTCTCAGGGTGATTACAGTTCTTAGACCAATGACACTTACCATTTGACATTACATAGAAAGTGTGATTAGGAACTTCTAAACACATCACAACACCTTTATATGGAACTTCAGATGTCTTTAAAAAACGTGGGTCTAAATAAATTCCTTTGGTCAATGAACGTAAAGAGAAATGCAAGTCGTGACAATTTTCACCTTTTATTTCCCTGCCTTCAATTACTCTGTCATACTTTCTGTCTTCAACATGATAATTACCACTATAACCTATCTTGAGTTGTATTTCATTTAAGTCTAAGATAAGTTGTTTAGAAGCAGAGAATACATCATCTGACAGACTCTTATTCTTTCTACGCTTGTCGCCTCGAATCCTACCGTCACCTAAAACAAACCAATCATATAAACAACGTAAATTTTCCTTAGACTGTTGCTTTAACTCGAAAGGAATGTATTTTGTGTAACAATCTCCCAATTTTTCTACGTAGGCACGTAAGCGAGGGTCACAAATTCTAAATGTACGTTTACCATCGCTTTTCCTAATCTGTATATTATACAACAAACCCATCTGCGATAGCAATTCGTCAATCATCAAACATACATTCCCTTTTATTTGGTGGATTCTGACATCATTACCTCTCTTACTATAATCACCTTCTGAAAGATATATTCCCATGAATTTCATAAAAATATCCATAGGGATTTCGAAGTCATTAACACAATCAGGGTGATTCATCAAAGTTC